TAGTTATGCCTTTCATTATGGAAATGATTATGCTTGTGGGTGAAAGTTCTGGTGTAAAATATGATAGTGGTATGGAGAATCCAAACAAAGGTCAAACAAGAGATACACTTATAAACAACGTAAGGGCAGAGTTAGAAACAAAAATGAAACAGAAAGAGGGTATGTTATTTGACGGAGAGAGTGTAGAAGATGAGGCAGTTGAAGAAGAGCCTATGGAAGCACCACAAGAAGAACCTATGGGATTAATGGCTAGGAGAGAGCAATGAGTTTTATTGCAGGGTTTGCAACAGGGTTAGCTAAAAGCATTGATGAAAATTTAAAGAAGAGTATGGAACGTACTCAAGAACGAATTGATGGTATGGCACAGTATCGTGTTACTCGTAGACGAACTCAACTAGAACGTAAAGAAAAAGAAAAAGATGAACTAAGAAAAACTTTAGAAAATTTAGCTAGTTTAGTTGGTGGTGATTACGACAAAGCTGCACAAATATATAAAGGTTCTGGTGGCACAGTAGAAAGTGCTAATCAATTTTATACCACTGCTATGAAAAGCAAACAAGCTATGGGTAAAGATTTTGATATAGCAACAGCTTTTGACTTTATGACTGAAAATGCTCCTAAAGGTATATCTCTATCAGACTATTTAGATAACTTTACCACAGGTGTTAAGAAAATGCCTGTAGAAGAAGATGAGGTTGTTGGAACAGGATTGTATGGTGCTCTATTTAAACCTAAAGTTGGTGAGCAGATAATGAGCCAAGTAGACGCAACTGCTCCACTGCCTGATGAAAAAGCAAAGTTTGCAGTGCCTTCTGCTAAAATAAATTATAATAATTTTATGGAAGCAAAAGATTATGAAAAGAAAAATAGATTTAAGAGTGATGCTACTAACGAAGCAACATTGTTAGATGTTGAGGATGAGATATATTATACTCCTAAATCAAACACAAAAAAGATAAAATTCTTAGAAGCTAAAAAGAAAAGATTAGAAGCACTAATCAAAAAAGAATTTGAGAATAAAATAGCTGTTAAGAAAGCAGGTTCTACTACTAGCACTTCTATGTTTAGTAAAATTAATAGAGACAAAAAAATAATTAATGCCCAAATTGATGGGGTTGGAAATACTAAGTTATTATCTAAAGATGTAAATAATCAATTAGTAGACGCTTTAGAGGGTAATGAGGCTAAAATATATTATGGAAAATTAAAAGGTTTACAAGCGTTAAAAGATAGTGGCAACTACAGTTCCGACACTATATTTACTAATCAAATTAACTATACAATGGATTTAATTAGAGACAAAGTAAAAGCCTATAAAGACGATTTTAAGTTTGGTAGAAATTTAAGAAGCAAAACATACCATTCAGGAGATGATGGTAAAGGTTTAACACCTGCAGAAGCTGTTTCAGGAACTAAAGCAACAGCAGACGCAGGACCAGTAATAAAAGTAGGAGATGTTGTCACCATAAAATCACCAACTCCTAATAATCCTAATGCTACAAAAACAGTTATTTGGATGGGTTCAGATTTCTATTAATAGCAAGGATATTATAAATGAATTTAGATAACGATTTAATTAATAAGTTAAATTCACTGCCCAATGATGGTGAAGAAAAAGTTGAAAGTTCAATTATAGAAAGCTCTCAAGATGATTCTTCTTTACTAGAATCTTTAGACAACATTTCTGAAGATGAAGACACAAGAGACACATTAGATGCTGTGTCATCTAACGATATAAAAGAAGAACACGAAGTAAAAGCAGAGACTGATAAAAACACTCCTCCCTCCCAAGACTCTCTGTATTCCCTATACTCAAAAAAATATCCTGACCTTTTTTTAAAGGGTGAACTTGTAGATATTGAAGGTGCTGAAAAATTAGGAATAATAACACCTGTAAGTGCTGTTCCTTTGGATGAAGACTCTGTAACACAAGGACACGTTAGCACTGTAAATGAACAATCTCCTTTTGGTTTTGCTTATAACACAGAAGCACAAGCTGTTGCTAATCAACAACAAATAGCTAAAGACAGTAAGGATTTTAGACGAATAGAAAAAGTATCAGAGGACTTTGATGTTCCTGAGATGAGTGCTAAAGAAGAGGATAATTTTGTTAATAACTTAATAGAAAGTATGCCAGACACTAATCCCAATGGCAGTATCAACTTAACAAAAAAGTTTTTTGAAATAACAGGCTCTACAGGTTACAATATATTAAATAGTTTAGGGATGACCTTTAATTATATAGGTGCAGGATATCAGGATGCAATAGAAAAGGTAGCCAAAGAAACACAAGAGGCTTTTCCTGAACAATACAATAGTATAATTAAAAAAAGTCCTAAAGAACTTGCTAATGAAATAGGCAAGGGTACTATGGCAGGATTAGAGTTTTCAGAAACAGTGCCTGTGTTGGGTATAGTCACTAAATTACCTGCTGCCAACGCTAGGATAGCTAGAAAATTAGCCATTGAATCTGCCAAGAATAAAAAGAAAGCAGAAAAAGCATGGAATAGAAGACTTAATGTACAGAAAATGAAGGGTGCAACAGCACAACAATTAAAGGAGAAGCAGAATGCAGCTAACAAAAAGGCTAAAGAAAATAAAGAAATATCTAATAGGCTTATTACAGAGTTTGAAGAAACTACTGGTAAAACTATATCGCAGACTGATGACCTTGGTAACAAAACGCTAGATTATGATTTAGCTAGGAAGGTAGGGCAAGAGACAGCAGAGGAGTTGGACAAACCAAAGGGTGATGGTGTAATAGCCAAAACTATAGAGGAAGTAAAAGGAGAAGCAAAACTAGATGATGACGCAGTAAAACTGTTTGGGCAGGGGGATACTTTATTTCAACCAATATTAAAGCCTGATAAATTTGATGGATTGGTGGCTGTAGCAAGTGAGTTAATGGAGAGATTTCCAAAAGCGTTTGATAATAAAAAAACTCTTATAGATAATTTGTTAGATTTAACTGTAAAAAAACAACTAATAGTAGGGGATGACCTTCTTAATTTACTAAATAAATATAATTTATCTTTTGAAGATTACATATTATCTGTTGTAGGTTCAGGTTCTGCAGCAGGTAAAGTATTAAATAAATTATCACAAATAAAAAGAACAAGACCGGTAAATGAAAAAGTTGCACTAGCTCAAAGTGCTACCATAAAAAATCAAGATACTTTCCGTAACACTTTTATGAGAATAGAGAACATTAGAAGAGGTGGCTTGGTTTCACAACTCGCAACTGCTGCTCGTAACTTAACATCTGCAGGTATAAGAGCACCCTTAGAGGGTCTAGGTAATGTTATGGACACAGCTTTGTACAATTTATCTAATCAGGGTGCAATGGCAGGTGCTAAAAGTTTACTATCTAAAAATAATTGGCAGGATAGTTTTAGACATATGCGATATATGTTTGATAATCCTAAAGAAACAAAAGAAGTAGTTGACTTTATATTAGAGCAACCTGAATTAAAGAACCAGTACAAGTTATTATTTGATAATATAAATGAGATAATGATTTCCACAGGTAGAGGAACAGGTAGTGCATTAGATAAGATTTTAACAGTAGGTGAAGATGCTGTCATGGCATTTAATATACCTAACAGATGGCAAGAATTTTTAGTAAGAAGAGGTGCTTTTTTAGGTGAGTTAGAAAGACTTGTAAAAAGAGAGTATGGCATAGATTTTATTGACACCATAGGGCAAGGAAAAATACGTGATTTACTAAATGATGCAGGTAATTTAAAACCTGAAAATGCTAGGTCTTTTGGAGAAATAGTGGCAGATGCTACACAGAAAGCATTAGATGTAACGTATGCTAAACAACCTGATGTTCCTGTATTTAGAAGTATAACATCTTTTATAGTTAGAAACGGATTGACTGTTGTAGCACCTTTTCCAAGATTTATGTTTAATAGTATGGAGCTTATGGGTCAATATGCAGGTGGTGCATTAATACCTTTGTCTAAAAAAATAGTTAATATAGTTACTAAAAATAAAGCATTCAAAGAAGGTGCTTTAACAGCAAAAGATAGACAAAGAATAAGTAGAAACATAGTAGGTAGTGCAGCAGGTGCTCCTGTAGCACCCTTGGCTATAGGCAAGTTATTAGAAACAGATGAAGAAGGCACACGAGACGAAATAAGTGATGCCTTTATAGGTATAGCAGTAGCAGGTGCAGCATATCAATATAGAACATCAGAAGATGCACCTGCTGACTATAAAAAATTAAAGTTAGATGATGGCACAGTTATGGATACTACTCCACAGTTTCCATTGAGACAGTTTTTATATTTAGGTGAACTAGTTAAAAGAGTTAGAGAGGGAACTTTTGAGGACTTTTTTAATTCAAGAGAATTTTTAGAAACTTTTGCAGGAACTAATTTTAGAACAGGAGTAGGTCAGAGTGTCTTTCAAGACATGGCAGACATAATATCCACAACAGATTTAAGTAAAGAAGAAAAAGGTGGTAAAGCTCTTGGTCAAGCAATAGGACAATACTTATCTAGTTGGTTTGTTCCTTTTGCACAAGTGATAGAGGCACAAAGAGCAGTTGGAGAACGTGGCTTGACTTATAAAGACGTAAGTGAAGACCCTAATTTAGATTTTCAAACTACATTTATGAAAGAATTACAAAAACCTTTTAAACAGAGAGGATTTACTTTATCTCCTGAAGAAGAAGAAAAAGCACCTAAGAGAGAGTTCTTGTTTGCTGAAGAAAAGAAAAGGGTAAGTCCTCAATCTCGTTTTCTTCTAGGTTTAAACTTAGCTACTCCTGATAGCGAAGAGGGAGAATATTTACAAAGATTAGGATTTACAGATTTTGAACTAGGAAGTAAGTCAGGAGTTCCTAGTATAAGAAGATTTGAAACTAAAATTTTAAGAAGTGTCTTACCTATTTTAGTAGATGTTGCAAAATCTAGAGAAACTCAAGTAAGAAATGAATACAGAAATGCAGGTAAAGCAACTAAAGATAAATATTCAGAACAGGCTTATGTAAACATAGACATACGAGCATTAATTAAAGAACAATTGTCACAGGTAAAAAGAAATATATCAGATATATCACAGGCACAAGCAGAGCCATATGTGCAGAAAATAATGGAATTTAGAAAACTGCCACCATCCTTTAGAAGAAAAGCTACTGCAAAATTTTATCAGAGAAATAATAGAGCACCTGACGTAGATACTGTAAAAGATTTAAGTGAGTTGGTTATAATAGGCAAAACATTTCAAAAGGCTTTTTAATCTAACGACTATCCCCTGAACCCTGTAATGCTCCTCTCTTCTTTCTGTCATACAACTTATCTAAATTGTTTTCCATCAGCTTACCAAGACTTACATCTAATTCTGTTGCTAACATAGCACAGTACCACAAAACATCACCAACTTCTGATGCTAAATCAGACTGTGTACCATCACGTATTATCTTCTTTGCTTTCCCTGCTACCTCTCCTGCCTCACTTGTGAGACCTAAAACAAGATAAGACAACGCATCTTTCTTAGGATAGATTGCAGTTGCCTTTGCTTTTCTCTGATACTCGTCAGCAGTTATCATGCTCTTATTGTGAGACTGCATGAATCTCCTTGCTTCTTCCTCTAGTTTGTTCACGTTTTACCTTCTCTAAGTTTTTGTAATAAGCAGAGTTGTATCCTCTCTGCCATTCCCTATGTTGCATGGTGTTTGGATTATAAGGACTCTCAGTCGATATAATCTTTACACCTTTTCTGCCAACACTTTTTATGTACTGCTTACCTTTAAACGCATTCAACCCACGTTCAAACTGAATGCGTAAAGGTGCATCATACTTACTTAGATTGTGGCTTCTTTTCTTTTTCTTCATTGACTTCTTTTCTCTCAAGGTATTTAATTATCATTGATAGTCTGTCATCATACTTGCCAATCTCTGCTATCTCTTTGTCAATAGATGCCATGATATCAGAGTGTTCTCCTATCCCTGTAGACCTACTTAAATATACTTCTACATTAGCTATATGTTTATTTATTAGTCCTACATAATAAGACTTAGATGCATTTAATAACATTTCTCTCATACTACTCTCCTTTAAATGTTTTAATAACGTCAGATGAAAACAGCTTTTGTATATTTAACAAATACATTCTTGATGCATTGTTATCACCACCTGACACAGACTTTTTATAGTCTAGTTTGTCAATAAGTTTCTTTAAATTATTAACATTAAATACCAATGTGCAAAAAACATCATCATCTACACACAGGTTATGAAACCAAAAGTCTGCTTCTGTTGCATTTATGCCACTAGGTTTACCATAACTTTCATACTCAATAGCTATGTTACCTGTTCTCTGCCACATACCCCTTTCACTTTTGACTTCAATCTTTTTGTCTTGTAACATATCAGCTACATACTTTTCTTTAACTTGTCCGTACTTTAGGTCAAGGTCAAACTTCTTCCTGTCTTCTATATTAGGTTCTAAATTTTCCATTACTCTTTACCTTTATGTAGTTTTCTACCTTTAAAGAAAACAATTAAGTTTATCGTTGTATTAATTGTGATAGCAATAATTAACCACCATTGCCACCACACTATCTCTGTGCCTTCAAACATTAACTAGCTTCAATATCAACCATCTCACAAACACCTGCAGTACAAGCTAATTCTTTACTGCCTATTGTAGTATCTTCCTTTTCATACTCTTTTAGAAGAGACCAATTAATATGGTTAGGCATCTTCTCCATGAATGATTTGTACTCCTCTTCATCTATATCCTGATAAGGAGCTTGTTTGTAGGTATGCTCACTAAAAGGTAAAAAAGATATACCTGACACTTCATCAAAGTTATCATACACCCACGCACCAACTCGCATCCATTCATGCTCCTTGACAGATATAGTTACAGATGGTTTATGCTCACACCAATGTCTTTGAAACAACAACCAATAGTCTAGTTGTTCTATGGCAGTCATCTCAGTTCTAGTGACAGCACCTGATGGCGATTTCATGGGAAAGCTAAACACAGTCGTGCTATCAGGTTTCATAACGTCAGGCTCTGCAGGAATACCTACATCTTTCATAAACTGTGTGAGAGGGTCTTTGTTGTCTCCTCGTACAGTTCTAACGTAATAATCACTATGCCTTGCATGAATACCACTTGCACTGTCAACTAACTGTGACACTGTTCCTGATGGCTTAATACAGGTTATGGCAGTTGACTGTGGTATACCTAAATCTTGAGCAATCTTTTTGTTAGTCTCTACTGCTACTGCTCTCAACATTTCTAAGTTAGATTCTAGGTTGCTATTGTCAGGTGCTACCACAGGACAGTCTAGTATACCTGTTAGTGATACACCTAATAATCTTTCTTCTTCTGTGTTATCTTTCCATACTTTTCTTAGATATTTAAATCTAGTGAGAGTAGATTGAAACGTACCAAGAATGGTAGCAAGTCTAACTTTATCTTTTAATTTTTCTATATCATCTGTTTCTCTGCAAACAACTTCAGTCAAGTTACAGAACTGATATGGTCTAAGTATAATTTCACTACATGGATTACAACCAAAATAGTGGTCAGCATTTCTTCTGCCATTCTCAAGTGCTTTTACTTTGGCAGCCTGTCTGTTAAATATGCCACGTTCTCCTGATTTAGATTCATATAATGATGTCCACTCTCTCATAAACGTACCCATCTCAGGCTTACCTTTGAATGCTACAGAGTTATTAGCTAGTGCTCTCTGTCCTTCATTCTCCCACCATTGCCCTGATTTAGCATGACGCATTTGGTCATCGCCTAAGTTAGACAAAGAGATAAGGGCAGAACGTCTGACACCACCAACAACAACAACTTCACCTATCTTGCACATGATATCATGGCACTCAATAGGAAACAAACGTCTGCCCTTTGCACCTGTAAACTTTTCTATGCAGAACTGAAATAACTCTTCAAGAGGAGCAGGTCCTGATGCCCTGCCACCAAATGTTTTTAGTCTTGCACCTGCAGGTCTGACCTGTGAGACATCCCATGTGGGTATTTGTCCAACATATAACATAGCAATGAGTTCTCTCAAGGCTTTCGCCCAACCTTGTCTGCTATCATCTACTTTGATTGTAGTTGTGCTTCTTTCAAAATGCTCATTTACCACAGGCAGTTTATCTACATTCTCTCGTTCAACAGAGAAGCCAACACCTGTACCACACATAAGTATATACATACATTCGTCAAAGCTACGAGGACTATCAACAGGTATATAACTACAGTTGTACCCTGCAACATGGCATCTGTCTAATGCCACCCCTGATGTCATCAATGCCCTCATGCTTGGCATAATACCTAGAGACATAATATTGTCTGACAACTTTTCTTTTAGTGCTTTCGTAATAGTATAATTATGATTCTTTTGTAGGTGGTCATCCATATAGTCAAAGTATCTATCCACAGTTTCTACCCATGTTTCTCTTCTTTGTTCATCTTCTTTCCATCTTGCATACCGAGATAGTGCTATAAAATTTTGGTAGTCTGTTGGTAGGTAGTTTCTCATTTATATCTCCATTAATACTCTTACTTGTTTTACTTTAACTCCATCTATATCATAAAACAACTCTTTAACATATTCCTCAAAGTCTTCTCTAACATCTCCATCAGAAGGAACAGGGTATTCCTCTTCGTCAACCTCTAGCGTTAACATCATTTTAACTTTTATCATTCTCTACTACGTCTATTAACTCTGTGAGATACCATTGTGCTTTCTTTAAGTCTTGCACACCATCTTTATACCTGTATCTCCATAGGTATTTCATAATATTACCTTGCAAATAATACTTGAAACCACTGCCTAACATAGCCTTGATAGCTTCTATGCATTCTATCCCTGTCTTATTATAATGTGCAGGATGATTAACCATGTCCTGCATCTCTACATTATCTGACTGCTGCATAGCTTGTTTCTCTCTCATTCTCATATACTCCATATGTCTTAACATTTTTTGTCTTCCTTATCAAAAGATACTACTATAACATTATCATACTTGTCAACTATCTTTGGTTTATCTTTCTTGTCATATGCTTCATCTTCTTTTCTTAAAAAGTCCATAGCTTTTGCTCTCAAATCTTCATCCTTTTCCATCAAAGGAATACTAGCACATATCATTCTACAAAACTCTAATACACCATAATAATCTTCATCAAGTAGAGGATTATCTGTGGATGATATAACAGAAACATCAACCTCTCCTGTCCATCTACCACTAGGATTTAACATAGGCTTTACTTGTATAACAAAGTCTTCAGGGTTTATTTTATCTTTTATTGCCACTCTGCCTTCTATGTCTAATATCTATTATGGCAGGGTGTTTCGTGTTACCTTTTTCTCTTATCCAACTAACAGGTATAATCTTGTCGTGATACAGAAAACCTTTTTCATCGCACCAATCGGCAAGAGTTGTATTACTACCTTTATATATTTTTGATTTACTATTACTAAAGACAAATCTAATATCTAAATCAGGGAATTGTTTTTTTACAGCTATTGCCCTAACTCTTTCTCTAGGAAGGAATCTGCCTTTAGCTTCTATAATTATTCCGTTTCTTAAAATGAAATCAGGGGTGTAGGAACGATACATTATCTCTTCCCACCTTATCTTTAGAGTTTCGTACTCAAACTTAGCTCGTCTTTTCTTTAACTCTTTTACAATACCATGCTCTAAAGTACCCCTGTATCCCTTTTCTAGTTGTGCTCTACCAAACACTATGTAATGTCTCTCCAATACCAATTAAAGTTATTGGCAGTTGACAGATAGCCAAGAGCTTTCATCTCTTCTTTGACTGCTTCATCTGCCATCTTCTTAGCTTCCATAGCATCTCTCAAACCTTTTGTTCTCATTTCACGATAGGCTTTCTTGGCTTCAGCTAATTGCTTCTCCATCTGCTCTATCTCATTCTTTAAGTCTTCTATTTTTTTATCCACTATTTTATACTCCATATTTTTTTGGCTTCTTTCTTCATGTCTTCTGACCATTCCCACTTATCAAAGTTAGGGTATTCAAAAGAAGCCAACTCATGCTTGTCATCACTAAGAGACAAGAATCTCTGTATAGTAAAAGCAATATCTTTTATTTGCTTTTTGTATTTAGTTAAACTACTAAGTGTAAATATTTTATGATTCTTAGAACTAGCAAAGAATAAATCTACACTTTTCTTTGGGTATGCCATAGAGTAGACTGCCATCTGTCTCTTCTGTGCTTCAGTAGGATTTGATGGCATTCTATTTGTAGTTTTTAAATCGACTATCTTATCTTTAAATAAAAAATCTACATATCCTATGACAGGTACAGGTAAGTCCTCGACTTCTACTTCAATCTTCTCTTGATACGTTTCAAGATTATCATACTTAAAGTTTTCATCAAGGACATTACCAAACCCTTTTAGAGCATCTTTCTCTTTTAACGTTCTCCCATCATTTAAATCAACACTTAACTCACAACATAAGGATATAAACTTAGAATCAAGTGCTTTAAAATCAAAGAAACCATTCTCGTACTTTTCAGCTAAAGCATACTCTTCTGCAATACCTCTTACTGCACCTGCACCACTAGAGGATTTGATGCCAAAAAGGTATCGCATCATCCACAAAGGTTTATCTGCCACGAAAGTATTCATACTACTAGGTGACAGATAATTAATATTATGGACTGCGAATGGATTGTTACTTTTCACTAAACTTCTTCTGTATCAACGTCAATAAATTCGTCAACAGTTTCCATGTCATCCTTATTTAACTCTTTCTTAGTTTTCATATCCCATTCATTATAAATATAAGTATTATAATTATCAATCCAAGCCATGAAATTAATAAAAGTATCTTGGTCTTCTTTAGACACTTCTACTGTATCTTGTAAATCAAGAGTGTAATTAGGTAAGTAAAAAGAATTACCATTAGGAAGTTTTCTTTCTTCTGTAGATAGTGCAATAGAGTGTTGCACAGGGAGTCTTTTAACTTGCGAGAACTTTTTAAATGGCTCTCCCATAGTTTTGAATGCATCTCTATTGTCTATCTCCCAAATGAAAGGTATAGCTTCCTTCTCAACCTTATTGCCTTTATCATCAACAGAACCAACCAAATCAACCATGCCAAATATAACACGAACTCTTTTGATTTGTCTGATAACATCCTGTGTTTCAACAGGCAATGCCTTAAAGTCTTTTATAAAACCTGAAGGCTTACCACAATTATAGTTACCTTGATTATCTTTTAAATCAATATTCAAGTTATCTGACATTATGGTCTTGTGATATATCCCCATAGGCTCTCCTGCCTTTGCTGACATATTCTTTACAAACCTTTTGTACATAAATCTTTGTATAAAAGGTCTAATCTTTGCTGAAGTAGCATATATAATTTGTTCATCAGGTATCTCTAGCTTATAAGTTCCACCCTCTACTACTTCAACATTAACTTTTTTACCATTAACTTCAGCAGTACCCATGATTGGGGTATGATTTATCCTAAATCTTGGTAATGTTTTAGGTTTATCATCAGAAGAAGCAGTT